GTGAAATGTACCAGACCTATGCCGATGTACTCGGTACCTGGCCTAATCGATCACTTCTAAAAGGAGGATATTATGGCAGGTGGAGCATGGGGAATGATCGCGGAAGCTGCTGCCGATATTGGCACATCAGCTTACGCTCTAGACCAAGCACGCCGCGAAGCGCGTACTAACCGTGACTTTCAACGCGAAATGTCCAACTCTGCATATCAACGCGCAGTCGCGGACCTAAAAGCTGCGGGTCTTAATCCAATCCTTGCAGCTAAAACAGGCGGCGCCTCTACACCTTCAGGGGCGACCGCCCAAATCCCTACACCCCCTTCTATGAAGGGAATGACCGCGTCAGCTATGAACGTGAAACAGATGTCCGAAGGACTACGCGGGCAAACCATGCAAAATCAACAAATGGCGCACCGCATGGAGCTCGAACGAGAAGCGATGAAATACTATCGGGGGAATCCCGATAAACAACATGCCCTGCACGAAGCCATTATGGCTGGTATTGCAGGGATACGTCCCGAACTCGGGGCGATCTCTGGCCTTATGCGCCAAGGCAATGTGGCTGGTCAAAACTTTTCCGCTAAAGCACTTAATGCGGGCGAATGGATGAACAAGACGATCCAAGCAATTTGGAAAAAGATGACCACCAAAAAACCAACCCAATACAAACGTCTACCACGTGACGGAGACATCACAATTAAGGAGTAGCAAAATGCGCATGCGACGACGAATCAAAAAGCGACGTTCGAAAAGGCTGTTCAGCCGGACGGCTCGAAGGACCAACAGCCGCAATACTCGCAGTTCTCCCATGCGAGGTGGCTACCGCCTTTAATCCCTATTCCCAGCGAAGCTGCTCCGACTGGCTGGGCCTCCTGGCCAGCCGGGTGCGCTTCTTCCTTGAACAGCAAAACCGATCGGAGGCAATATGCCCTGCACCAGACCACTTCAGGCGTATCGATCACTCACCAAAAAAACACAAACTGATAATCAACTCATATCATTAAAACTCAAAGACGTCTCTCAGTACGGACCCTACGAGACCTTCCTACTCCAATGCGGCCAATGCCAATCTTGCCGCATAACCCGCTCCCGACAATGGGCCCTGCGATGTGTACACGAAGCAGACCAATGGGAACATAACTGTTTCATAACTCTCACTTATGCAGATGAGCATTTACAAATAGAAACGAAGGAATGCGAAAAATGCCCCATCTACAAAAAACGCAATCCCAACGAACCATGTGCAAAGGGCTCAATCTGCAAGAGAGACTTCCAGCTATTCATGAAACGCTTACGAAAGAAGTTCAAAGGCATTGAACCAGTTCCCGGTACAAATAGATTCCCAATACGCTATTTCCATTGCGGAGAGTACGGGGAAAAACTTACCAGACCACATCACCATGCCTGCGTCTTCAACTTTCAATTTCCAGACCGGGTCCGACATGAGGCGGCCCCAAGATTTCGAGCTCCGCAAGAAATCGAGGGAAAAACCTATCAACTTTACACATCAAAAATTCTCTCAGAATTGTGGCCGATGGGATATCACCGGATAGGCGAGGTCACTTGGCAATCTGCTGCCTACGTGGCCCGCTACGTTACCAAAAAAATAAACGGCCCAGAGGCCGCAATTCATTATCTCAACGGTCACCCAGACCTAGAAACAGGTGAGTGTTACTATATCGAGCCTGAATATATCACGATGTCAAGACGCCCAGGAATAGGAGCCTACTGGTTCAACAAGTATGGCGAGAAACAATACGAAAAAGATTACATCACCCACCTTGGCATAAAATACGGAATCCCATCTTACTACGATAAACTTCTTGACAAACTACCACACGCGAACCTAAAACTTATTCAAAAAGAAAGGAGGCAACGCCTATCGAAAAACCCTGAAACAATGAAGCAAATTCTTCAGCGGCTTCAAGCCCGCGAAACCCTTCAAAATCAACGATTTCAGAAACTTATGCGGAGCATCGAAAATGATCCTAAGAATGTATAGCGTGTACGACATCAAAAGCAAAATCTACCATCCACCGCAATATTGTCACAACACCGGACATGCAACCCGCATGTTCACTTCACAATTCCAAAAAGCGGGCAGCGTAATGCACGACTTTCCTAATGACTTCCAAATATTCGAAGTCGGCTCGTATGACGATCAAACTGCCGAACTCGAAGGGTTAAAAAATCCAACAATGGTCTGCTCTGTAGCGGACCTTATCACTCCTGCACCGGAGGAAACAACATGACTCGATCAATCCCAACAACAATAAAGCGCTCTACGAGGGAGCGCAAAAACGGCTCTCGTCGGGTATCCGACAGCACGGGAACGGAGTCCCGTGTAGAGCAACAACACGCAGATGAGTGCAATATCAACACCATCATGCGTAAAATGCACGCCCAGGGCGTGCTACCACACTTCAAAACCGGCGGAAACTTTGGTGATTTCACCAGTTTCGACGATTTCCACTCAATGCAAAACCGCATTGCTGACGCCCAAACAGACTTCATGCGTCTACCGTCCGAACTTCGGTACAAGTTCGGCAACGATCCGGGGAAGCTCGTCCAATTCCTTGAGAACCCCGAGAACCGCGCTGAGTGCGTCGATATGGGCCTAATTGCCCCAGACGACCAATTCAGCGACTCACCCCGTAAAAAGCCTGAGCCTCCCACGGAGGAGCCCCAGGGCGACGATAAAACAGACGGTGCCTCCGTCTAGTTTCTGTGGGGTTGCTCAGGCGGGACAGTACATAAGCTTGATATGTACTGTCCCACTGACACCCCACCAACCCGAAAGGCGTAGAAAATGGCCAAATCTCTAAAACAACCCAGCGTCATGAAACACCAGTTCTCTCAGATCCCCTCGGCGGATATGGAGAGATCAACCTTCAATCGCGACCATGGTTATAAAACCACCTATAATTCGGGGTCTATGATCCCCATATTTTGCGACGAGTGTTTGCCTGGGGATACTTATAACGTAAAACTTTCCAGCATTTCACGCCTTGCAACTCCTATAGTCCCCTTCATGGACAATTTATATCTCGACTTCTTCTTCTTTGCGGTTCCAAACAGACTTGTCTGGGACAATTGGGAGCGTTTCATGGGTCAACAGGATAACCCTGACGACTCCACCGATTATCAAATACCGCAATTACCTGCTCCACCAGGTGGTTTCATTACAAATTCTGTACAGGACTACCTGGGCATCCCCCTCTACATCGAAAACCTTAGCGTGAACGCGTTACCCTTCAGAGCGATAAACCTGATCTGGAATACCTGGTTTAGAGATGAAAACTTACAAGATTCTATGGTCGTCAATAAAGATGACGGCCCTGATATCGAGCCTCCTTGGATTTACTACTTGCCGTTTCGCGGGAAACGCCACGACTACTTCACTTCGTGCCTCCCTTGGCCGGTCAAAAATGGAATGTCAATCGACTTGCCCTTGGGAGATAGCGCACCCGTCATCGGCCTCGCAAAAGCAAATCAAAACTATGGCTGGGACGGAACAACCACTATGCCACCGTCCTATGAGACAGGCGGCTCCACGACGGTATCTTATCCGTCCGCCCAAGACATGAACGCCGCCAGTGAAGACGGAACCGTCCGTATTCAAGAAGATCCAAACAATCCTGGTTATCCTGGCGTCTATGCAGATCTCAGTTCTGCTACTGCTGCTACTATTAATTCCTTACGCGAGGCGTTCCAACTCCAAAGAATGCTAGAACGTGACGCCCGCGGCGGAACTCGGTACACCGAAATACTTCGGAGTCACTTCAGAGTTGTGAGTCCCGATTCAAGACTACAACGACCCGAATATCTTGGTGGGGGGTCAGCACCCATCCAAATAACTCCTATACCGCAAACCACGCCAACGGGTATCGTTCCTGATGTAACGCCCCAGGGAAATCTGGCGGCTGTCGGTCATCATTCACAATCAGGAATCGGATTCACAAAGTCTTTTGTCGAGCACTCAATAATCTTAGGATTCATGTCGGCCAGGGCCGACCTCACTTATCAACGAGGTCTCGACAGGCAATGGAGCAGGAAAACAAAGTACGACTTCTATTGGCCGGCACTCGCCCACCTGGGGGAAAGTCCGGTATATAACCGTGAAATCTTTTACCAGGGAACAGCAGTCGATGACGAAGTATTTGGATATCAAGAGCGCTGGGCGGAATACCGCTACAAAAACTCACTCATCACCAACAAAATGCGCTCAACAGATCCCCAGTCATTGGATGTATGGCATCTCTCCCAAGACTTTGAGGAGCTCCCGGTACTGAACTCAACATTCATCCAATCAACACCACCTGTCTCCCGCGTTATCGCAACTCCAGAGGAACCGGAATTCGTGTTCGATGGATATTTCTCTGTGAAATGTACCAGACCTATGCCGATGTACTCGGTACCTGGCCTAATCGATCACTTCTAAAAGGAGGATATTATGGCAGGTGGAGCATGG